TACCCGTGCTGCCAACTGTACGGTGTCTGGGAAGGCGGCAGCACGGGTACCAAGAAGATGCAGCGCGTCTTCGACAGTACAGCAATCAATAGCACCCAACGGTTTGCGAACAGGCTGCAGAGCGTAGTCTTCCCGCCCCAGCGCAAGTGGTCGAGGCTTGAGCCTGGCCCGTCGATTCCGCTCGAGCGTTCGCAGCAGGCGCAGGCGATCCTCGACGCATACTCCGACAAGATGTTCGCGGTGCTGAAGCAGAGCAACTTCGACATCGCGATCGGCGAGTTCCTGCTGGATCTTGCGGTCGGCACGGCCTGCATGATGGTGCAGCCTGGTGACGACGTGACGCCGATCAACTTTGTGCCGGTGCCGCTCTTCCTGGTCTGCTACGAGGAAGGCGCCAACGGCCAGGTCGACAACGTCTATCGCCGGATGCGGATGAAGGGCGAGTCGATCCAGCGCCAGTGGCCGGATGCAAAGATCAGCGAGGAGCTCGCACGCCGGATCGAGCAGAAGCCGACCGATGACATCGAGCTCATCGAGGCAACCATCCACGACTACAAGCGTGGTGACTACTGCTATCACGTCATCGACAAGCTGACCAAGACCGAGATCGTCTACCGGCGCCGCAAAACCTCGCCCTGGGTGATCTCGCGCTACATGAAGGTCGCTGGCGAAATCTACGGTCGAGGCCCGCTGATCACGGCGCTGCCCGACATCAAGACGCTCAACAAGACCAAAGAGCTCCTGCTGAAGAATGCTTCGCTTGCGGTGGCCGGTGTCTATACCGCTGCCGACGATGGCGTGCTGAACCCCAACACGGTCAAGATCGTGCCTGGCGCCATCATCCCGGTTGCCCGCAACGGTGGCCCCCAGGGTGCCAGCCTGCAGCCCCTTACCCGTGCCGGCGACTTCAACGTCAGCCAGCTGGTGATCAACGACCTGACGGCCAGCATCAAGCGGATCTTGCTGGATGAGTCGCTGCCGCCTGACAACATGAGCGCCAGGTCTGCCACCGAGATCGTCGAGCGGATGAAGGAGCTCGCGCAGAACCTGGGCAGCGCGTTCGGCCGCCTCATCAACGAGACGATGATCCCGCTGGTGGCCAAGATCCTCGAGGTCATGGACGAGCGCGGCATGATCGACCTGCCGCTCCGGGTCAACGGGCTCGAGGTCAAGGTGGTGCCGGTGGCCCCGCTCGCGATGGCCCAGAACATGGAAGAGGTCAACGCGATCCTGCAGTACGCGCAGCTGATGCAAGGGTTCGGCCCTGACGGCCAGCTGGCGCTCAAGACTGACGCAGCGGTCGACTACATCGGCGACAAGCTCGGCGTGCCATCCAGCGTGCGCAACAGCCGCGAGGAGCGTGCCGTGCTCATGGAAGAGGCCCAGAACCGGCAGATGGAAGCGATGGCAATGCAGAACGCAATGATGCAGGCCGCTGGCGTACCAGAAGGCCAGAACGTCGATCAGCGCCTAATGGAGGCGCTCAATGCGTGATGATGTCGCCCGTGCCGCAGCGGCAAAAGCACTGGATCTAGCCAGGCAAGCTCGCGATCAGGCAAAGCAAGGGCCGAAAGGTGAGAAGGGCGAGAAGGGCGATCCTGGTCAGATTCTGCTAAAGACTGTCCCAGTACCAGGCCCACAGGGCGAGAAAGGCGACACAGGACTGCGAGGCCCACAAGGGCCGGTTGGGCCGCGAGGTTTACAAGGCGAGCGAGGTGTCCCTGGCCCTGTAGGCCCAACGGGGCCACAGGGGCTGGTTGGCCCAGCGGGGCCGCAAGGCGAGAAAGGCTACCAGGGTGAGGATGGCCCGCCAGGGCCACGAGGGCCAGAAGGCCCAGCAGGCCCGATCGGCCCGATGCCAAAGCATGAGAAGAAAGGTCTCATGCTGCGCTTCGAGAAAGCGCCAGGCCAATGGGGCGAGTGGATCATCATGCCGACCGGCGGCGGTGGCGGCGGTCGAGATGACAAACTATTTGATCGCCAAGCGCAGCTGGTTGAGGTTGGCGATCTTGTCAAACAACAGGCATCGAACGCCGGCAAGGTTATTGGCACAGATGGCACTTCGTTGGCCTGGGTGGCTGGCGGTGGCGTGACATCTGTTAGCGGGACTGCGCCTATCGTTTCATCTGGCGGCGCAACGCCAGTCATTAGCCTGGCAGGCAATTACGGCGACACACAAAACCCGTATGCCAGCAAGACGGCCAACTTTGTCCTGGCCGCTCCTAATGGCACGGCAGGTGTTCCGACGTTTAGAGCGATTGTCGCCGCTGATATTCCGACGTTGAATCAGAACACAACAGGAACGGCTGCGAACGTCACCGGCACTGTTGCTATTGCTAACGGTGGCACAGGACAGACAACACAAACTGATGCGTTTGATGCGCTTGCGCCGACAACGAGTAAGGGTGATTTGATTGCTCACAACGGCACAGACAATGTGCGTGTTGCTGCTGGCACCAATGGATTTGTGCTGACTGCTGATTCGTCTGCTGCTGCTGGTGTCGCATGGGCTGCGGCGAGTGGCGGCGGAATATCTAGTGCAGACATCCAAGAATTTACAAGTACAGGCACATCTACTTGGACTAAGCCAGCGGGAGCTAAGCTGGTTTATGTGTTGATGTTTGGTGGTGGTGGTGGCGGTGCGTCTGGGAGGCGAAGGGCATCCGGGTCATCTGCTACTGCCGCCTTTGGCGGTGGCGGTGGGGGTGCTGGAGGAAGAACAGAGTTATGGATTCCGGCATCTGCTCTCGGAGCTACTGAGACGGTGACGGTTGGTGCTGGCGGCACAGGTGGCGCAGCACAAACTGCGGACGATACCAATGGAAGTAACGGAACCGATGGAACCATAACATCGTTCGGTTCATGGGGTTCAGCTAGACCAGGAACATCGGGCAGTGGCGGAAGTAGTACATCTGGGGGAGCCGGAAATGGCGGTGGCGGTCTCGCAGAATTGGCTTCTGGTAGCAATAACTTATCGGCATCAGGTGGAGCAGGAACTTCAAATAATGGAACATCTGGTAGTCGCGGAGGATATAGGCCAGGAGGTGGTGCAGGAGCGGCTGGTTTTGGCGCAGCGAGCACTACAGCTACAAACGGACAAGCCGGTGGGAAAGGTGGTTCACTTTTGACTTCTTCAACAGCCACCACTGGTGGTGGGGGCGCGTTTGGATTCGCTAATGCCAGTGGGGGAAATGGATCTAACGCAACCACCTATTTTGTAGGTGGTGATGGCGGTGGTGCCGGTGGATCAGGAACGACCACCGCTGGCGCTGGTGGGAACGGCGGATACCCCGGAGGCGGCGGTGGCGGCGGCGGTGCTGGTCACGCAGTCAACTCCGGCGCTGGTGGCAACGGTGGCAATGGTTATTGCCGGGTAATCACATTCTTCTGATCATGCCAAAGCAATTCCTACTTAATCCTGATGGCAGCATTCCTGCTAACGTCAACGTCCAGGCTCTGCATGATGCCGGGATTCCGCTGGTGTTGCCGACGCCAATGCCGAGAACGCCAGGTATGGTTGCTGTAGAGCAAGAGCCGGAATTGGTTGATGGTGTTTGGCGGCAGGTATGGGTTGAACAACCTGCGCCTGTACAGTCGCCAGAGGAGTCGACGGAATGAGTTGGGACGATCTTGAGGCTATCGAGCTCCCAGACATCCGCGACGCCAACCAGCAGCGGGATGACGCCGATCGTTTAATGCTGCGGGTGCTTGGAACCGAAGATGGAATGAAGCTGCTCGCCTGGATGCGGGCCATGTACGTTGACGTGCCGATCGCCGTGCCCGGCACCGACCCCTCGCACGCCTTCTACGCTGACGGTCAGCGTGCTGTCGTGCGGGACATCATGGCGCGGATCAGACGAGCGAGGAACCTGTGACAGAAGCGACCAACGAGCCCGGATCTTCCGGCTTACTCGATAGCGTCACCGTAGAAGACAGCACCAAACCAGCCGACCCGATAACGGCGGCTATCCCCCACAAAGCGGTTGAACCTGGCAGTGAGCCAGAAGATCCGCTTGAGCGTCCTGAATACTGGCCGGAGAACTTCTGGAAGAAGGACGCCAACGAGCCAGACCTGGAAGGCATCGCCAAGTCATGGCGCGACCTGCGGGCGAAGATCAGCAAGGGACACCACAACGCGCCGGCTGATGGCAACTACAACATGGGCTCATTCGGCGACACCGCTGCCGAGAACCCGATGGCGCAGGAGCTTGCAGCGTTCGCGAAGGACAACGGACTCAGCCAGGCTCAGTTCGACGACCTGGCGACCAGGCTGCGCACCAAGGCCGGCGAGCTCATGGAAGGCGAGCGGATCGACCCCGCTGCCGAGATGAAGAAGCTCGGGCCGAATGCCAATGCGATGGTCAATGGCATGGTTGACTGGGCTCGAGGCCTGGTCAACAAGGGTGTCTGGGGCAAAGAGGATTTCGAGGAGTTCAAGATCATGGGCGGCACCGCCCAGGGTCTGCGGGCTCTGATGAAGATCCGCGAAGCCTATGAGGGGCGCCTGCCGATTGAGACCTCCCCGATCGAGGGAGCGCCCACCAAGGAGGAGCTCTACCAGATGGTCGGCGATCCGCGCTACAAGACCGATCCGGCCTACAGGCAGAAGGTTGAGCGCCTGTTTAAGGCAGTGATACAGTGATTGCTCCCTGTCTCCTCCGGTGAAGCCTTTCAGCCCGCGCAATGCGGGCTGTTTTTTGTCCACTTGTCAATCGGTTAGATTGGGATTTAGAATCCGCGCAAGGCCCACCGGGTTTACCCGACCCTTGCCGCAGCGGTAGCTGACGAGTGGCTGGCGCAACCAGCAAGCATTCGGCCCTGGATTCCCAGGCTCACCGGCGCGAAACCCCACCATCAACTGAACGAGGTACATCATGAGTATTGGTCTTTCCAATGCCTTCGTGACCCTCTTCGACGCAGAGGTCAAGCAAGCCTATCAAGGTAAGGCGATGCTTGTCGGGGCCGTCCGGGCGCGTCGTGGAGTCGAAGGTTCTACCGTCAAGTTCCCAAAAGTTGGTCGCGGTACCGCTACCCTGCGCGTGCCCCAGACCGATGTCACCCCCATCAACGCGAGCTTCTCGCAGGTCACGCTGACCCTGCAGGACTGGAATGCCGCTGAGTACAGCGACATCTTCAGCCAGGCCAAGGTCAACTTCGACGAGCGCCAAGAGCTTGTGCAGGTTGTGGCCGCTGCCGTTGGTCGCCGTCAGGATCAGATGATCATCGACGCGCTGGTCAACTCGAGCACGGGTCTCACCGTTGCGAACAGCATCGGCGGCTCGAACACCAACCTGAACATGGCCAAGCTGCGCGATGCGAAGCGCCTGCTCGACAAGAGCAACGTGCCGCCCGATGGTCGCCACATCGTGATCCACGCCAACAACCTGGCCAACCTGCTGTCGGAGACCTCGGTCACGTCGAGCGACTTCAACAGCGTGAAGGCGCTGGTTCAGGGCGAGCTCAACACGTTCCTGGGCTTCACGTTCCACGTCATTGGTGATCGCTCGGAAGGCGGTCTGCCGATTGATGGTTCGAGTGACCGCAAGGTCTTCGCGTTCCATCAGCAGGCGATCGGCTACGGCGAAGGCATCGCCATGCGCACCGAGATCAACTACATCCCCGAGAAGACCAGCTGGCTGGTCAATGAAGTGTTCTCGGCGAATGCGGTTGCGATCGATGCCGAGGGCATTGTCCAGATCACCTGCCGCGAGTAAGGAGAACTGACATGGCATTCGATTCCGCTGGTTTCACCACTTATTCCGCGTCCAAGCGCGGCAACGCTCCGTCGATGTATGGCTACAAAACCGCAGACGCAATTGCGGATGTCAACACGTCGGGGTACTTCAACTCGATTGCCAACACGCTCGAGGTTGGCGACATCATCCACTGCGTGACTTCGACGGGTTCGACCGCCGTTGTCACTCTGGTGTATGTCGTCTCCAACTCTTCTGGCGTGGTGGACGTAACGGATGGCACCACGTTGTCGGCTACTGACGGCGACTAAGCGAGGGTGTCTGTTGGATGGCCAGCTTCTGTCTTAGACAGCGGCTGGCCATTTTCACATTGAGGGGCCGCAATGGCTGCAGGTGACACAGGAGTCAGGATCTGTTCGGACGCGCTGCTGCTGCTGGGCGCACGGGCGATCACCAGCTTCAACGACGGCACCGATGCGAGTTCGGTCTGTGACCGGCTCTACCCCAATGTCCGAGACACGACGCTGACGATGTATCGGTGGAGCTTCTCGGTGAAGAAGATTGCGCTCGCGCAGCTGGTGACCGCACCCAGCAGCGTCTGGCGCTACGCATACCAACTGCCTGGCGATCGGCTGGGCAACCCGCTCGCGGTCTACGCAAGCGCCAATGTGGGCTCACCCGTCCAGAAGGACTGGGAGATCCAGGGCGACCAGCTGCTGACCAACCTGCCAGCGGTCTATATCGACTACCAGTACAGCGTGCCCGAGTACGCGATGCCGCAGTATTTCGTGCAGCTGCTCAAGTACCAGATGGCCTGGCACATTGCCGAGGCGATCACCGAGCAGGCCGACAAGTCGCTGCGCTGGCAGCGGGTGGCGCTGGGTGACCCGGCTGAGAACATGCGCGGCGGGTACTTCCGGCAGGCCACGCAGATGGATGCGCAGGGCAACCCGAGCCGGGTGATTGAAGACTACACACTAGTGGCCGTGAGGTACTGACGTGCCGCGATTTGTCGAACTGCAGAGCAACTTCTCGACGGGTGAGCTCGATCCGCTGCTGCGTGCACGGGTTGATCTGCAGGCCTACAACAACGCGCTGGCCAAGGCTACCAATGTGCTGATCCAGCCCCAGGGTGGGTTGAAGCGCCGGCCAGGCACCAAGTACATCCTCGAGCTCCCCAACAGCGGGGCGAGCAGCGCCGGCAACGGCGTGCGCCTGGTGCCGTTCCAGTTCTCGGTCGATGACTCCTACATGCTGGTGTTCACGCACAACCGCATGTACATCATCAAGAACGGCGTGGTGCAGACCAACATCAACGGCAGCGGCAATAACTACCTGACGACCAGCATTGGCAGCAGCATTGTCGACGACATGTGTTGGACACAGTCGGCTGACACGCTGATCGTTGTCCACCCGGATCTGCAGCCGGTGCGGATCACGCGCACCAGCGACACGGCCTGGACGGCCACGACGATTACGTTCGACTCGATCCCGAAGTACGCCTTCAACATCGACTTCCATACGAACAACGGTTCGACGCTCACGCCAAGCGCGGTGAGCGGCAACATCACGCTGACGGCCTCGACGACTCACCACGACAGTGGCGCAGCGCAGGCCGGATCGACGACCACGATCACGCTGAAGTCGACCGCGAGCGCCACCGACGATGTCTACAACGGCATGTACGTCACGATCACCAGCGGCACGGGTTCGGGCCAGATCAGGCTGATCGAGGACTATGTCGGCAGCACCAAAGTCGCGACGGTTGCCGAAGCCTGGACGACGGCGCCTGATGCCACCAGCAACTACGAGATCACGACCTGGACGACGCAGTCGGTCAACCAGTACGTCAACGCCAGCCCGCAGGGCCGCGCCAGGATCCTGCGTTACGTCTCGAGCACGGTGGTCGAGGCGGTGACCGAGTACCCATTCTTCAACGCCAGCGCGATCGATGCTGGCCGCTGGGAGCTCGAGCACGGGTATGTGGATGTCTGGAGCTCAGACAAGGGATGGCCGCGCACGGTTACGTTCCACGAGGGGCGCCTGTACTTTGGCGGCAGCAAGTCTCGGCCGAGCACCATCTGGGGTTCGAAGATCGGCCTCTTCTATGACTTCGTCCCGACCGAGAACCTGGACGATGACGCGCTCGAGGCCACGCTCGACACCAACGACCTGAACGTCATCACCGACATCATCAGCGGCCGCGACTTCCAGGTGTTCACGACCGGCGGCGAGTTCTATGTCCCGCAGCAGGGAAGCGATCCAATCACGCCGCTGACGTTCACGTTCAAGAACGTGAGCAAGAACGGCATCAAGCCTGGCACGCGGGTGCAGGCGCTCGAGTCGGGATCGGTCTACATCCAGCGCCAGGGCAAGTCGCTCAACGAGTTCGTTTTCAACGACACGCAGCTGACGTACATCACCCAGAGGATCTCGCTGCTGTCTGGCCACCTTTTGAAGGGGCCGCAGCGGATCGCCATGCGCAGGGCGACCAGCACCGAGGAAGGTGACCTGCTGCTGATCACCAACACCGACGACGGCAGCATGGCAGCGTTCAGCGTCATGCGCAGCCAGCAGATCACTGCGCCATCCGAGTACATCACCACTGGCGACTTCATCGATGTCGGCATCGACGTGACCGACATCTACACGGTGACCAGGCGCATCGCGGCTGCAGACCTGCTGCTTGAGAGCGGCAGTCACCTGCTGACCGAGGACGGTGAGCCGATGCTGCTCGAGCATGGTGGGCCGAAGTATTTCGTCGAGCTCTTCGACGACAACCTGTACACCGACTGCGCGGTCACCGGCGGCGCTGCATCTGGCGCGTCTGGTCTGCCGATGATCAATGAGATCGTCAACGTGATCTGCGACGGGGTGCCGCAGGGCGACGAGGAAGTGAGCGCCGCTGGCACCGTGACGTTCGACCGGGCATCGGTCTACACCTACGAGGTCGGCCTGCCCTTCACGGTCTACTGCAAGACGATGCCGGCAGAGATCCAACTGCAGACCGGGTCGCGCATCAGCTTCAAGAAGCGGATCGTCGAGATCAACGCGATCGTGTCAGAGACTCAGGAGCTTGTGATCAATGACCAGCCGGTCGCGTTCCGGCTGATGGACAACCCGCTGCTGGATGAGCCGGTTCCAACCTTTACCGGCATCAAGCGCGTGAACGGCGTGCTGGGCTACGACCGCGAACAGGCCATCGAGATCGAGCAGACCCTGCCGCTCAAGATGACGCTGCTCGGTCTTGACTACCGCATCGCGGTCTACTCAGGAACCTGACATGGCAGCCGAAGCAGGAGGATACGATCCAGGCGCCGGCGTGGCACCAGCTGCAGCCGGAGGCTTCAACGTGAGCGCGGGACAGATGAACGCCGCAGCCGGGCTCATCGGTGCCTATGGTGCGGCGCAGGCCCAGATGGCGCAGGCCATCAACCAGCAGACCGCCTACCTGGTGCAGGCCCGCGACACGCTCGCGGTGGCCGAGGTTCGCGCCGAGATGGCCGAGACCTATGCCCAGGTGCAGGCTGGTCGGGCGCTCAAGCGGGCCGAGATGGAGGCCCAGAACTACCAGATCGCTGGCAACACCTTGCTCAAGAACATGCGCCGTGCCAATGCTGCAGCTCGAGCTCGAGCAGCTGCTGCAGGCGTGGCGTTCGGCGAAGGCAGCGCAGCGGGCGTCCAGATCGAGAACGTGGCGGCGACCATGCGCGATGTCGGCATTGCCGATCTGAATGCGCTGACCGCTCGCGTGCTCGGGTTCGAGGATGCGACGGCCATGCTGCAGTCGACCGAATACCAGAACTATCTGAACATGTTCCAGGCCAAGCGTGCTGCCGGCGGTCTTGAGTCTGCAGCAGCGATCACGCGCCGCACCGGTGGATTGATGGCCGGGGCTACGCTGCTCGAGGGCGGCACCAGGTTTGCAAGGACAGTCTGATGGCAACGCTCCCGGTTATCGAAGGCGGTCAGATCATGCTGCGCGGGGCGCAGGGCGGCGTGCCGATGGCGCAGGTCAGCCCAGGCCAGGTCGAACCAATAGCGGCCAGGGCTGCAGCGCAACAGGCTGGCACGCTTGCCCAGATGCTTGACCGGATGAGCGCAAGCGCATTCCAAGAGGCTGGGCGCCTGGCGCCGATCGAGGCGATGCAGTTCGCTGCAGACAACCCGATCACGCCGGAACAGATCGAGATGGCCAAGAATGGCCTGCCGATGGATGCTGGCTTGCAGGGCAGCATCTTTGGCCAGGCTCTGCGCAAGGCCCGCAGTTTCGAGCTCGCGTCTCACTTCGAGATGGAGGGCAAGAACGAACTGGTGAAGATGCTGGCCGATGTCAAAGCCGGAAAGGTCACCGGCGAAGAGATCAGCCAGAGAATTGCCACGATCAGCAACGGGTACGCCAAGGCGCTCGCCTCTGCCGACCCGGAGGCCGCGCTCAAGTTCCGCGCCACGATGGCCACGCACGGCAATGCTGTGGTCAATGCTGCCTACGAGGAGCAGCTGAAGCGCGAACAGTCTATTCGGCGCATCAAGATCGATCAGTACATGGACAACTCGCAGCGCCTCATGTTCGCCGAGGCGATGCAAGATCCTGACACATTCCTGCAGCGGGCCGAGGTGCATCGCAAGAACGTGACCGATGCAGCCATGTTGCTCGGCGATGTTGCCGTTCAGCGCGAGTACAGCACCAAGATCCAGAACGCGATCATGGCCGCGCAGGTCAACGCGATCACCACCAAGCTGATGGAGGACGATCGCTACTTCCAAGACACGACGCGAACGATCAACGCGCTGCGGTCTGGCGCGATGCTGTTCGATGACAAGTTCACGCCGATGATGAACGCGATCAAGACGCTGGATCCGGCGGCGACCAACGAGATCATCAAGAACTTCCGCGCCGAAGTGTCTGCCAGGATCGCCAAGCGCGACGATGATGAAAAGCTCGATAAAAGAAGACGCGAAATAGAATTCAATGCTCTAGCAATAGAGTACTTTGACCCTGCTACAAGCCCAGCGAGAAAGCGTGAGCTATCTCGACCAATGGCCGAGCTTCGCGTGATGGGTATAGAACAACTTGAAAAAGTTATAGATCCGCAACAACGACCTGGAAGCAAATACGATCAGGCCACCATTGAGACCGCGATTGATAATGGAATTATTGTCGATTTTGATGTCTTGATGAGGGAATCAAACAGAGCCGGTTTGAACGGTCAGCAGTTCCTTGATCTCAATCGGCGGCTGATCAATCGAACTGAAAAAGACCAGGTCGAAGCCCAGAGATTCATTCGTCAGTCTGCTGGTGTTCCTGATGTGCAGAGTGTGTTTGCCAGCAAGGATGACCAGTTCAAGATCGACAAGAAGGAAGCGATTGACAACATATACAACACGCTGGTCAACGATTGGCGCTTAAAGAATCCATCTTTGAAACAGGCGCCTTACCGGGATCTGTCACGCCAGGCGGTGGAGCAGTACAACCAGACCGAGCGTGTTGATAAAAACAAGGAACGCGCACGCACTGCAATCGCATCGACGGTGGCCGATCTGATCAAAGAGAAGAAGCTGCCGGCCGGTGTCACGATTGACGAGAACACCAACCTTGACGACCTGGCGACGCGGTACGGAAAACTACGGCCAGATGACATTGATTATCTGCAGCGGCATCAGCGCATCTTGCGTGGAGTATCGCGATGACCCCCTACTCTCCGCTCGAGCAGCGCATCGTCGACAACTACCTGCAGGGTAGCTACCCGGAGATCCCGCCCGAGGCAGCTGCGCCGGATCTGCAAGAAGCGGCGCTCGGCGCCACGGTCGGCACGCTGCCGCCGGATGCCAAGAACATTCCACTGTCGACATTCGGCAAGATGGCAGCAGACGTTCCTGCAGGCCTGGCGAAGGGTGCCGTTCAGGGCACGATCGGGATGCCTGGCGATCTGATCAGCTTGGGGCGCGGCATCGCTGCAGCGATCAGCCCGCAGCAAGGCGAAGACCGGCTTGATGCGTTCCTGCGCGGCACCCAGGGCAAGACGATCCTGCCGACCACTGAAGATGTCAGGAAGTTCCTAGACGAGACGCTGGGCATCCCGCTGGTGCCAGCCGGCGAGACCGATGAGATCCGGCGCGAGGGCGCAAAGGTGTCAGAGACGGTTGGCGAAATATTTGGAGCCGGCAAGACTGCGATTGATGTCGCAAAAGCAACCGGAAAATCGGCGGCTAAAATCGGTCGGCAAATTCGGGGCGGTCGCGCTCCGCAGCCTGGAGCGCAGTGATGGCCATCTCCAATCAGCCGGTCGAAGAGCGACTCAGCAAGATCCTGCCGGAGCGGGTGGCGAGCTCCGAGCCTGACGAACCGATCACCGCGTTCGAGCCGGCCGAGACCGGCGACGACAATGTCGTCCAGGTCGCTGGGCTTCGCGACATCATCGTTGGCGGCGCCAAACTGGTTGGCGAAGGGCGGGCCGCAAAGAAGGCCATCCAGGCGCCTGTCGAGCCCAACCCTACCGCTATCCCTCCCGGCACCACGGCAGCGCCTCCTGCGCCCGGTACGGCCCTGCCACAGGTATCTGCGCCGCAGCCGAAGGTCGGTGACCTGCCGCAGCAGCTGCAGAAGATCGAAGCAACGATTGAAACGGCGCCCGCTGCCGGCGCTCCTCCCGAGACGCTGATCAACCTGAACCGAATCGATGGGCCTGCAGACTTCAAGCAGACGGTCGAATCGCTCGCGCAGTCGAGCGGGCTGCAGGTTGAGCGCCTGACCTGGGAGCAGACGCTCGCCGAGGCCAAGCGCAAGGGCTTCGACGGCAATCTGCTGGGCGACCTGCAGATCATGAAGGAGCAGTACGGCAAGCTGCCAGTCGACATGGTGCGGCTGCGGCTTGCCAGCTACCAGAATGCCAAGGGCTTCTACGACCTGGCGCGGCGCTCCTACCTGAACCCTGACGACGCTGACCTGCAGGCGCAGCTGCTCTATCGCTTGAGCCTGCAGAACCAGATCAACGAGGCCTATGTGCTGTCGCGCACGCGGGCCGCGCAGGCCACTGCGGTCGGTCGCCTGCAGGTGACCGAGGAGCGTGCTGCCGACATCCTGGCTGACGCATCGGCCGCGAAGATCCCGGCGCCAGGCGATGCCGAGATGAAGCAGATGCTGGCCGATCCGAAGGTCGCGCCCGAGCTCAAGATCCTGGTCGAGAAGTTTGTCCAGCTGCAGGACGAAGGTGCCCGCGAGGGTCTGCTGAACAAGGCCAGCAAGGTGGGCCTGATTGCGGATCTGTGGGATCGCACCTGGAAGAATGGCCTGCTGTCAGGCATTGGTACGCATGTCGTCAACCTGACCAGCAACACCACGTTCCTGGCGAGCTCGGTGGCCACCAGGGCGCTGGCCGGTTTGGGCGGCTCTGCCAAGCGTGCGGTCGGCATGAGCGCGGAGGTCGAGCTCGGCGAGTCTGCGGCGATGGTGGCCGGCATGGTTCACGCGATCCGCGAGGGCTTCAGCCTGGCCGGCACGGCGCTCCGCACTGGCACGACCCGCGAGATGCGGGCCGGATCCGAGCTCATCAGCGACGCCGGCAAGAAGCTCGAGGGCCAGTACCATATCTTCGATGCGAAGGACTACGGCATCGAGACAGAGGCGCTGGTCAAGGGCATCAATGCTTACGCCAACTTCGTCACGCTGCTGGGCGGTCGCCCGATCATGGCGATGGACGAGGTCTTCAAGACGATGGGCTACCGGGCCGAGCTCTATGCCCAGGCCTATCGTGCCGAGCAGCAGGCCAAGCGGGCGGCAATCGAAGGCGGCGCCACGCGAGAGCAGGCCGAGCAGCTGGGTCTCAAGCGCATGGGCGAGATCCTCTCAGACCCCCCTGCAGAGCTCGATGCCCTGGCGCAAGACTTCAGCCACATGATCACGTTCAGCCGCAAGCTGACCGGCAGCGCAGCCCGCATTCAAGAGCTCGCGCAGGACAATTTGCTGGGCCGGATCGTGATGCCGTTCGTGAAGACGCCGATCTGGGTGGTGAGCGAGGGGATGCAGCACAGTGCCTTCGCCCCGATGTCCAAGCAGTTTCGCCAGGACTTCGCTGCAGGCGGGGCGCAGCGCGAGCTCGCGGTAGCCAAGTGGGGCATGGGCACGGCGATCATGATGGGCGCTGGCAGCTACGTCGCCGATGGCCGGATCACCGGCGGCGGGCCTGGCGACAACAACCTGCGCAAGGTCTACCTGGACAGCGGCTGGCGTCCCTACTCATTCGTCTTCCAAGAGGGCGAGTGGGATCCAGATTTTGTCAAATATCTGCGCGGGATGCGGATCGATCCGTCTGTCGGAAAGGATGGCCGGTTGTACGTCCCCTTCCGTGGCATCGATCCGATTGGCGCACCGATGGCCATGATTGCTGATGCGGTCGAGTATGCCCGCTACGAAGATGATCAGGACAAGGTCGGCGAGATTCTTCTCGGCGCGGCCTGGGGTCTCTATGGCTACGTCGGCCAGATGCCGTTCGTGCAGGGCATCAGTTCGATTGCCGGCGCATTCAGCGCCACGATCCCGAATCCGAAGCAGGCCTTCAAGAATGCGCTCGACGGACTGGCTGGAACTGCAGCTCAGTACACGGTTGAGGGTTCGCCGGTCGGGATCTTCTCGAGCGCCAGGGCAATGATCGAGCGCGGCTATGACCCGACGAAGCGCATGACCGCAGAGTCACCCAACGTGCCGACCGTTATCAAGGGATTCTACGAGGGGCTGAACCGCAGCATCGCCAGGACGCCGGTGCTCAGTGAGTCGCTGCCGCCGCAGTACGACTACCTTGGCGAGGTGATGAACGATGTCGATCCGGCCAATCCCTGGCTTGCGTCGATGACCGGCGTGCGTTACAGCACCACCAAGCAACGGCCGGCTGACAAGATCGTTATCAGCCTTGGGATGCCGATCAAGAAGCCGGACATGAACCTCGAGCTCGGCGGCGTGAACATCAAGCTGGAGGTCGAGGAATACTCCTACATGATGAAGCAGCTGGGCCGGCTTACAACTGAAGCGCCAGTCATCAATCAGAAGACCGGCAAGACAGAGATGAAAAGCATCAACTTGCAACAAGCAATTGTTGAGCGTTACAACACGCCAGGGTTTACCGGTGACGAAAAAAACGTGCAGCAAAACAACATCCGCGACGTGTACAGCAGCTTCGTCAAGGCAGCGCAGCAGGATCTGGTGATGAACAGCAAGTTCGGGCCGGCGATCGAGCGGCGCGTCGAGGCAGCGCAGCGCCGCCAGGCCAGGCTCGGCAATTACGTCAAGTAACCAATAGCGAGGATTGAGCGATGGGCGTCCCAATCAACAACGTCACCAGGCGCGTGGTCTACGCGGCAAGCGGCACCGGCCCGTACAACTTCACGTTCGAGATATTGGCCGCGACCGACATTGCGGTCTATCGCGACGACACGCTACTGACACTGACCACGAATTACACAGTCACGATCAACTCCAATGGCACCGGGTTTGTGACGTTGACGGCCACGCCAACAGGCGCCACTCAGATCGCGATCGTCGGCAACCGGACGATCAGCCGCACCACCGACTTCGTGACCGGCGGTGATTTTTTCGCCAATACCTTAAACGACGAGCTCGACCAGCAGACGATCTTCGCGCAGCAGAATGCCGAAGGACTGGGCCGTGCGCTGCAGGCACCGCAGACAGACCCGACCAGCATCAACATGACGCTGCCTGGTCGCACGACCAGGGCGAACAAGTACCTATCCTTCGACGCTAACGGCAATCCGACAGCATCAGCCGGCGCCCCGAATACGCTCTACTACGGCAGTTACACGTCAGACCCGACCACCAGGCCGGATGGCACGGCGATGGTCAACGGCGACCTGTACTTCAACAGCACGTCGCAAGTAGTCAAGTACCGGACGAGCACTGGCTGGCAGATCCTCAAGACTGGCGCTTTGATCGTGCAGACATCGCTGGCCACCGCAGGCCAGACGCTCCTATCAGTCAACTACCTAGTCGGCCAGGTTCAGGTGTACGTCAACGGCGCGCTGCTGTACCCCAACGATTACACCGCAACAAACGGCGTCAGCATCACATTCACATCCGCGCTCTCGCTGAATGACGAGATCACGGTGGTGAGCTCTGACTCGATCACATACTCGACGCCGGCAATTGTTAGCACCAGCGAACCATCTGGGGCTGCGACTGCGTCAGGAACGCTCTGGCTGAAGGTCTGACATGCCGTACCCATACGACAACCTGTGGGTCAGCAATGGCAGCAGTTACGTCAAACCAAACATCGCCTATGCGTGGAACGGAACCAGCTGGCGGCGCGTGCAAAAACTGTACGTCAGCAACGGCCAGACATACGAACTGGTTGCGCAGTATCCAAGCTATTCAAAGATCGCGCAGGGCATCACCGATGCGGTTGCAAACATCGAGCCGCACAAGACAATCTTCAACGAATTGATCAGTGGCCGGCGCCTGGGTGACATCGACAACAGTGGATCAGTCACCGCGCTGGATGCGCTGCGTGCGACTCAGTTCAACTCATATGCGCTCGCAGCCGGTGCTGCCAAGACATACATCGAAGACGTGATGACGCCAACGATGATGAGGAACCAGGCAAAATACGCAGACTATTTTTGACGAAACAGCGCCCTGCGTGATGAGGTGATTGATGGCGACGGCAAATGAAGTGGAGGCTCGGTTAATGACGCACGAAGAGGTTTGCGCGGTCAGGTATGACGGCATCAACGCCAGGCTCAAGCGCATCGAGCACATTCTGATCGGCGCTGCCGGCGCGATCATCCTGCTGCTGCTTAGTCTGGTGCTGAAGATCTGACATGGTTGAGGTTGCGGTCGCCCTAGCCGCCGCCCAGGCCGCTGTCGCTGGCATCAAGCAGGCGATCCAAGTCGGCCGCGATGCCAAGGAATGCCTTGGCGAGTTCATGCAACTCTTCGATGCCCAGGATCAGATCCAGAAGGCCAGCACCGAAGAGCGGGCGAAGCTGCCGCCGGAGAAGCAGAAGAGCGCCATGAGCGAGGCGCTAGAGACTGTCATCGCGGCCAAGAAGGTTCGCGAGATGACCGAGGAGCTCAAGCAGTTTCTGGTCTGGTCAGGTCAGTCTGATGTCTGGGATGAGATCCAGCGCGAGCACAACGCAGTGGTGCAGCGTCGCAAGTCTGCTGAGATCGCAGCCAAGCGTAAGGCCGAGGAAGACGCAGCGCGGAAGCTGAAGCAGCGCAAGGAGCGGATGCTCATCGTCACCGTGGTCGGTACCGGCGGGATCATCCTGTATCACCTGGTCAACTACATCATCGATGCGTGGCCAGGGCAATGAAATGGCTAGCGTTTCTGATGATCTTCATCGTGTTGCTGATGGCAACGCTTGCGGAGGTGAGCCAATGAAGATGTCGACAGAAGAGATCGAGGTGCGCGTCTGGGCCATCATCGTGCTGGCGCTGACCGGCATCCTGGTGACCAGTGTGGTCGGCATCATCCTGGGCGTGATGTTCGTCGAGCACGACATGGAGAAGATCAGCCCGATCGACCAGGCCTTCCTGGCAATTCTCAAGGACGTGATGCTTTTGTGTATCGGCGCGGTCGGCGGGATCGTCGGGCGCAAGGGTGCCTACGCCGCGGCTAACATGATAGGCAAGGAGAAGGACGATGCTGCCGCTCGGCCCACTGCTTGAGGTAGGCGGCAAGATCCTCGACAGGGTCTTGCCTGACCCGGAGGCCAAGGCGAGAGCCCAGGCCGAGCTCGCGAAGCTCCACCAGGACGGCGAGCTCGCGAAGATGGCCAACGAGACGAAGCTCTTCGAGCTCGAGCAGAACAATCTGACCGAGCGGCTCAAGGCCGACATGGGCAGCGACAGCTGGCTATCGAAGAACATCAGGCCGATGACGCTGATCGCGATCCTGGCGGGCTACTTCACCTTCGCCATGATGAGCGCGTTCGGCAAGAACACCAACGAGAACTACGTCGAGCTCCTGGGTCAGTGGGGCATGTTGATCATGTCCTTCTACTTTGGCGGCCGCACGCTCGAGAAGATCATCGATATGAAGGCGAAGAAATGAAAGAGAACTTCGAGTCTGCGCTGGCGGCAGTGCTGCACCACGAGGGCGGCTACGTTGACCACCCGAAAGACCCAGGGGGCCGAACTAACAGGGGCGTGACGCAGCGCGTATGGGAAGAGTGGGTCAAGCGCCCGGTCGACGAGGCCGAGATGCGCAGCCTGACACCTGAGATGGTGGCGCCGCTCTACAAGCAGCGGTACTGGGATCGGGTGCGGGGTGACGACCTGCCGGCTGGTGTCGACTACGCGGTCTTCGACTGCGGGATCAACAGCGGCCCAGGCCGTGCGGTCAAGTTCCTGCAGCAGGTGGTCGGCGCCGATGATGATGGGGTGATCGGGCCTGGCACGCTGCGGGCTGTCGCGGCCATGCCTGCTGATGAGATCGTGTCCAAATACCAAGCGAAGCGTTTGGAGTTTCTGCAGGCGCTGCCGACCTGGGAGACGTTCGGCAAGGGATGGGGCCGGCGGGTGACCGAGGTGGCCAGCGCCGCCGGCAAGATGACCGAAGGGTCAGGCAGCAGCCTGGCCTGATTCTGCAGCCCGCTCCTCGGGCGTCAGGGTCGCGCCCAGCGCGGCCAGGCGCTGGTTGTACTTGGCCATGTGAATCGGCTTCAGGGCCAGCGGCAGGCGCCCCAGCTGACCTTCGTTGGCCTCGCGGAGCTCGCGGAGTTTGGTCATCCTGGTGCGAGCAGCAGCGCGGCCAGCCCTGGCGGTCTTGTCTGCCAGCGCCTCATAGGCTTCGTACCATCCTTCGATCGTAGGATACGACGCCAGCGGCTCTTCCCTGCCCGGCACCATCAGCGCGAAACCTGGGTGGCGAGGCGGGTTGCCTGACTCGGCGATGATGGCCTCGCGCTCGAGCTCCTCCTCGGTGATTGTCTCGACCTCGACGATCTCGATGCCGGCCTCCTGCGCCTGGTTGACCAGCTGCTCCACCGTGTCGGCCATCTGCTCGGCGATGACGATCGGGTCACTGGTCTGCACCACGGGCTCGACCTCAACGGGCGGTGGCGGCGCCGGCGGGGCGATGGCATCGAGCGGGTTGGCCGGCTTCGTGGGCGTGATGTCGCGCATCTTGCGGGGCTCATCGGCCGGGTAGTCCTGGGCCTCCTCGGCGGTGATCAA